TCCACCCTTGCGGTTTCGGCAGCTTTAGCTTCTCGCATGACACAGTATTTTGAATAACTTGCTTCTTTTTCAGCGTCTGTCATCTGTGCTGTACTAAGTGTCTTCAAATATGCTTTTTCTTCTGCTATTGCCGCTTTTTCAATATTTTTTATCCGGCGTGCAATGCTTTTTTCCTGCTGTACAGTTAGCGCATCTTCTGAAACGTCTCCGGTTCCAATCGACGCAAGCGACCCCATCGCTGACCTTGCTTTTTGCAATGCCTGCAGTGTCTTATACGCCACCGTAAAAGCTACCAGTGTCTTCGTCAGCGACAGCAGGTTTTCCTTGTTTTCCGCTATATATTTAGCAGTTGATGCCAATCCCTCTAAAATTGGCGGCAATACTTCTTTCGCTACCGGCGCAAGTATAGCCCCGCCCGCAATAGCGAGCTGTCCGAGCTGTGCCTGCACTACATCAAGCTCTACGCTTATTTCATGCATCTGCTTTGCGTCAAGTCCTAAGCCCTTGATTTTTGCCGCATTTTCTGATGCTTCATTATAGTTTTGCAGGGTTTTAACAAGCGTCAGACCACGGGCGCCCAGTGTATTCATGATAAATTCCTGAGCATATCCCGCCTGTGACGCTTTTTGATAACCTGCCGCCAGTTGCGCAAGCTGGTCGTTAAGCGGCAACAGTTTACCATTCTGATCTGTCAGAGTAACACCTACGGCACTCAAGACGGCTCTTGTTTTTTCTGCCGCCTCTCCGCTGCCTTTGATTGTTGAGTCGAGGCGCATAAATGCTTTCCCTGCAAGTTCGCTGTCACCGCCGGTCAACTTGAGTATTCTTGAAAATTTAGCAGCTTCCGCATTAGTTATCTGCAGCCGCTGCGCGAGTTCATATGTTCTGTTTCCTGCCTCAACGGCTCCTTTTATCAGATTCGTCAATCCGAATCCCGATGCGGCCAATGCCGCTATTCCGCCAAATTTACCGATTAGCGTTTCAAGACTTCCCGTGGTTCCTTCCAACGCGGACTGCATGTCTTTTACCGGATTCACCTTAAACGCTGTCTTGACAGCCCCCGGTACTTTGTTTAATTCTTTTTGCAGCCCGGACGAGTCTGCGCCAATTTTAAGCTGTAAATCAGAAATTGTAGACATTTATGCACCTCCCTCCAAATGGAATACTTTTTTCAAATATTCCATTTCTTTTTTTGCATTTTTCACTTTATCTTCTTCCGTAATCCATAACGGGTCCGCAATCTCATGCGGTTCTATCGGTTTTTTCAGCTGCGGGGACATTAGCCATGAAATGAAGTACGCCACGCGGTAATCCTGCAAGCGTCGACGTTCGTCGCTCGCCTCCAGATATCTATAGAATTCAAGCGGCGTCAACCGCGGAAATTCAGGCGGTTTGAAACCGATGCGGTATGCTATCGGTTCTGCATACCGCATCCAGTCTTCAAATGTCTTTATCGGTGATTCTTCTTTTTCATCGGCGCCTCTTTTTTCGGCGTCCCCTGTGTAAAAAGTCCGGATTCAACCACCGCATCTACAATGTATTTTGCGAGTTCTCCGATGTTTCCGCCGTTTTCACAGTACATATCCACGAAATCATAAGCATCAAAATTCTTCGGCTGGTTTAAAAGTCCGGCTCGCAAGCCGGAAATGATAAAGTGTATTGTTGCACTCTGTACCATTCCGACCGCGCCGTTAACGAGCACGGAACTTATAACTGAAAAGAGAGACGTTCCGAGATACTGCTCAAACCTCTCAAGGCTTCTTACCGTATACAGCAACTGATACCTTGACTCTCCAATTTTGATTTCTATCGGTTTACGCATAATTAGCCTCCGGTAACATCGTCAGCGGCAATTTCAGAAATCGGTCCCTTTCCGTTTAACGTAGCAGCAACGGTAGCTACCCCGTCATGAGATACGTCTTTTGTGAAATCGGAAATAGTAACCCATCCGGTCTGGCAGGTCTTATCCGGATATGCGATTTTTACATGAATCGGGATGTCGTGGTGGAATGCATACTCCATAATTGACAGTGCCGCATCATCCATGACTAACAAGCCTGTATAGCTGATGCTCCAAGACTTTGGACCCGCGAGCGTTTCTCCCCATCCGCCGGAAGTCTTATGAGATCCATCAATAGAATCCGCTTTGTATTCTACTGGTGAGTTTCTCTGTCCTCCGACAAGTACCCATGTCGGCTTTTTCCCCGTGGTTGTTGCCTTGTCTATATACAGCAAGGTATCTTTTCCCGCTGTAGCCATAGATGTCCCTTCATATACCGGGAGTTTTTTAAGTTCTTCTGCTGATAATTTAGCCATTTTTATACCTCTTTCTTGTTAAAATTCTGAATAGTAAATAATATTGTTACTGTGCCGTGATAACCTGTGGATACTTCCGGAAAATCCTCTACCAGATCAATTTGTGTACTATTAATCCGATATTGAGGCAGCTCCATATCGCATCCGTAAGCAGATACCAATGCACATATATCGTTTAGCGTTTCATTGACTTGTTTTTTCCCATCCTCCCCAGCCCATACTTCTACGTTCAGTGAAGCGTCCCAAATAATCAGATCTTTATTTGACAGTGGTTTGAACGTAGCCGCACCTAAGGTGATATAAGGAAGTTTTGCACCTTTAGGAACTGAGCCGTGAATCGGTATCGTTTGACCTTCTTTCAGCAATTTAAAAACCGCCATCCTGAGAACGGTTGACGGTACGTCTCTGATAAGTCTCATTGAAATATTTTCTCCATTTCGTTTTCAATCTTGCCCCGCTCCTGCATCATTGCCGGCCGCATAAACGGACGCTTCGGCATCTTCCCTGTGCGAATAACTCCACTTACGAATTTATCATTTATCCGCATGGCTTTTTTGCCTTTGCGCGGATCGTTTGATGCTATACGTTCAACTGTCCCGAATTCTACGAGATGCGAATGCGGGGCGTCGCTCTTCACTATTCCCTGCGGCTTTTCTCGTTCCATTTCGGAGTGGATTCCTGCTTTCAGGCTTCCGGTAGGCCCCATCGGCGCTTTTATAATAGCCGCTTTCATAACTGCTATCGTTCCTTTCGCAATGACATTTCTGATTTTCCCTTGCGTTTCCTTATCGTAGCGTTTGATGTCGTTAGCCGCTTTTTTGACTACCTCTCCTAAAAACATCTTGATATCGATTCCGTGTCTGCTCATGTTTCTACCGCCTCTGTTGTTAATACGTAAACGGCAGGATCCGAACGGTCCACGTCTATTACCTTATACGTCCGTCCGTTTTCTTCAACATGCCATCCTTTTTCGATTTCTCGTGGCCGTATTCTTATCCCTTGCGTTATCAAGACAGCCGTGCCGTCTCCTATAATCGAGCTCGGGGTAATACGTTGTTTCAAGAATTCCGCCCACACGGATCCGACATCTTTCCATTCGATAACGGAGCCAAATCCTACATCCTCACCGATAATAGGCTTTTTAAGCGCTATCCTGTGGCGCATCTTCCCGATATTCATACTTTACGCTCCGGTTTTCTTCGTGCGCCTGACAGTCCTTCTCGTTGTCTTCGGTTTTTCCTTTGGGGTTTCCTCCGGCTCTTCATCTTCCTGATCTACTTCCTGATCTACTTCTTCATTCTGATTGTCCGCCGGATCGTCTTCCATGTCTTCATCCTGTTCAAGTACTTCTACATATCCGCCGGAAATGTAGGCAGTTAATTCTTCCGCTGTTCCGTCGTACGTCTCGCCGGCATCGACGATTGCTCCGTTTATGATAATTTTCTCTAGTGCTTTTACCAGCATGTCATTCACCTCTCGTTTCTAATTGCAGCAGTTGGGCGGTAATTGTAAACGGTAATTCCGCCCCTTGACCTACCGCATTTCTGTTTTCGTACCAGTAACCTACGATCATATGCATACAAAGGATAGACTGGGCGTCAGTCTCTTTGACTTCGACGCCCGTCCCATGCAAAATAAACGTTTTAGCGGTATCGATGAGTGTCCGGATGACCTCGTCTTCTTGGTTTCCGTCAACCCGCAGATACGCTTTAACGCCATCCAGAATGCTCATAATACCTCCTTATGCAAGCGTCATCTCGCCGTATACGGCTGCGGCACTGTCAAACGCTTTAACGTCAAGTCTTGTAATTGCTTTGATATCGTAAGAATCACGAATAAATGAGTTCCCACCAATGCCTGTGCCTTCGAGTGTAATAAGCTGCCGATCAAAGAGTACAATAGCATCCGCCAGAGACCCGACAATAATCGGCGCCACTTTCTTCGGCGACGTCGCGCTCGGCAGGTACTTGTTGCTGACAACCGTAACCGGATGAGCGAACAGCAGCTTCTGTGTTGGATTGAGCGGATTCGGCTGAATCAGGTAGCGCCCTTCGGAGTCTTTCAACTTGTCTAAGAAATTGAACCCGTCCTGATTGGTAACGATACCGGACGTCAGAGAAATCGCCGGGTCAAGATCCACATTCAGAATGTCTTTCAAGCTGTCTACATTAGCAACAGGTTTCTTTGCCAGCGTTTTCATGATTGCGATGATCAAGCTATTTCTTGTGACCACATCTTTCTTAGCAAACCACGCACTCACATAAGAAATGAGATTCTGGTCTGTGTCAGACAACATCTCTTTTGAAATCGGAAGAATGCCTGCATATTTTTTGATCGCATATGCAATTTTTTCAAATTTCGGACCGTCGATTTCTTTGATGGTTGCCATTTCATCTACGCTTTCAAGCGGCGTCATTTCTGCCCACTTTTCCATAACACGGGATCCGGTCATGGTAGTCGTAGGTGTAATCGTAACAAGCTGGTCCAGCGGATTCAGCGCTCTTTTGAGTTCATTAATTTTAGTTGAGATGTCCTGTGGAACGATAAGCCCGCCGTCGGCATCAACACCTGCTTTCATGCCTGCTCTGGCTTCTTTCAGTACTTCCGATTCCGCATCTGTCGGCATCTGGCGCTTAATCTCTTTCACAAGTCCGCTGAACATAAGATCTCTTTTTTCTTCGTCAGTGATTTCTGCCGCACGTGCCGCGGGTGGAACTGCCGCCGGAACATCTGCCAGCGTCTGCTCAATCTCCAGCTGCCGCTTAAGTTCTCTCAATTCAGCCGTTTTACTTTCCGCCTCATCAAGTTTTTTATCTGCCATTAGCGTGCGGATCTCTTCAGTTACTTTTGCCATCCTCTGGCGCAATTCTCTTTCTTTTTCTGTCATTTCTTTTACCTCCATTTAAAAAACCGCCGTTCGGCGGCAATTATTGATTTAACAATTCCAGCTCTATATTGAGCTTCCGTTTTCGGACATTTTCCTGTTCTTCTTTTAACGAATTAACGTATGATTCTTTTGATTCTTGTATTGACCTCTGTACGGCCTGCGCCTCGGTATCCGGGTATGCCGGAGTCGTGACAATTGACACATCCCACAATCGCTCGATATGCTTGACCGCCCGGTGGTACATTTCTTTTTCACTTTCATATGACCAGTCTGCGCCGTTTTCTGCCAGCGTAAATGCAAAAGAACACTGATTGACAACGCCGGCTGCCATATTCGTCATTAAGTCTTTAGCATATGCCGTATCGGTCGGGATCAAGCTAAACCGCAACCCCGTATCATCCACTGTTAATTCCAGGTGTCCCGGTCCCTCGCGGACGGTATTTCTTGCCAGCGGATAGTTCGGGTCGTGATTAATCAGCGCTACGACGTTAGACATGTCCGTTTTATCAAGACATCCCCGTTCTAATATTTCATCAACGCCTCCAAAGTCTTCTGACCGTTTTCCGAATTTGAGGGCATACCCCTCCAAGATGATAGTTTTACCATCGTCCAGTGTCCGAATTTCAAACTGAATCTGATTGATTCTTCTTTCCCTTTTCCCCATTATCATCACCTCCTTTCAGCGTTCCGTTCTGCGCTTTCGCAAGTTGTAAATCTTTCAGAACGGTAATATCTGTATAATTCAGCGATGCAAGATGAATATCACCAACGTCGCCTATACATTCCATTTCTTCCATGTCACGGATCTCATTAAGCGTGTAAATGCCAGCATAGAGCATGTCCTTGTAGTATTCAGCTCTTGCCTTACTGTCGCCTCTAAGCTCAGCGGCGGCGTTGAATTTCACATAATAGTTTTCTCTTTCCGGTTCGGTGAACAGTTTATAGTTAATTTCCTGCTCCCATGACGTAAATATCGGAAGAAGCGTTGTTTTTATGTAGTCAAGGCTCATTGCTTCGGCGTTGGCATACGTCGCGCGGTCCAGCTGTGCCAGTTTATGCGGCGGTATTCTGTACACCTTTGCAACTTCGTTAATTCCGAATTTCTGTGTTTCAATGAACTGCGCCTGATCAAGCTGCATACCCAGCGACTTATACTCCATTCCCAAGTCGAGAACGGCTACTCGTCCGGCGTTATCTATCCCACCGTTGATTTTTTCCCATTCCTGACGGAGTTTCTTTTTTGCTTCCGGATTGATTTTTGATGCCGCCTGCAGTACGCCATGCGTCAGTGTGCCATTTTTGTAAAACTGGCTTTGAAATTTCTTGATTGCATTCTGGCTGTCCAGCTCATCGATTAACGTCCGCCATTTTGGCACACCGATGAGTCCGTCTTTTGACATTTCGTAGAAATGCAGAACGTCATGCGGCTGCAGATGATACATCGCCCCTTTTGCATCACTTGTCGTGTATGTTAGCGTTCCCGACACCACGTTTAACCTGATTGTCGTTTTCGTCGGGTCAAGCGGCCATAACGATTTCGGATAGCCGTCCGTCCCCCATTCGATATAAGCAATGGCGTTTCCGTAAAATCCCATGTGATATTGCAGCGTTCGCTTAAAAGCAAGCGGCGTCATGAGCGGATTCGGCCGTTTATACAGCAGTTTAGCGACGGGATGTTTCATTCCTTCTGTTTTTTTCCCGCCGGTCCTGAATGTGTGGATCGGCAGTTTACCGATGTCGTCAG